TCAAACTCCTGTTTTAAAGCCGTTGCTGAAATAGTTGGCTGGTTAGGAAGCGTCGTAGCTCCACGCGAGTTTAATTGTGTGTTTGTTATTTTTGAAAATGCCATCTTTTCACCCCTTATAGTTTCCGCTTTCGATGTACTCTAAGGCTAAGTCATAAAGACCGAAAGGTTCATTCTTTGCATCGTTTTCTACTCTAAACTGTGCCTTATCTACCTTTTTGATCCTGACTTTTGTATGTGCTACTTTTGCCGATGTATCAGTGTTAAATGAAAATCTCTCAAAGTCGATCAATTCAAAGTCGAAAATAATACCACTTGCATTGTCTTCTTTTATGAGCGACCATGCGCCAAGTTTTTTAGACCACATTTTACATGACGTTCTTAATGCGTTCATTATTCGTATAGCAAAATATCTGAACGTCTTATTCTTGTAGAACAGTCTTCCGTCAAGGTCCGGTGTGTCCCAACAACAGTAAATTGCTTTTCCGTCGTCATTGTATGATTCAAGAGATTCAATATCTGTGTCAAATCTACAGACTTTGCCGCCGAAAGTTCCGATCCATAAAGCCTGTTCGTCTGTCCATATATAAGATGCCGGAATATTCGTACAATAAAATCCTGCGTATTGCCTTGTTGCATACGGCATTGATTTTTGATTGTGAATAGCCTGTAAGCCATCCAGAATGTAAAACTTGCCGTTTAATGCAAGAATATACTGTTCGTCGAAAACAGCGGCCATTGCACTATCAAGATCAGTCTCTTTTAATAACTTTCCGTTAAGATAGAAAGACCTGTTCTGACTGTATTTTTCACCCGTTACATCCTGCGCGGTTATTGCGTAAATACCGGCTCTTGTTAGAAATAAAGGCTCAGTCTGTAAATATCCTATCGAGTTTGCTGAAACAACGCCTGTTCCCTGTAATGTGTTAACAGTCACAAACGACGGCTCATAAGTGTTTGTATTTGTATCTACAACTAAAGTTCCCTGTCTAATTGTGACGTTCTGTGCCGGATCGTATTCGTCCTTAAATGTTGCCAAATAGTTATTTACTAAGGCATATCCGACAATAGCACTTGCCGCAGAACCTATAACCGCATATCCCGTGTCAGGAAAATACGTCGGATCAAACTGTCCCGAAAAGAAGTCCCAATTCGGGTGATCAGGGTTTCCACTCAAAAACAGTCTATCGGATGCCCCGCCTACTCCAAACAACGTACCTATAGTACATTTTGCTATTCTGTCTTTGTAGCCTTCTACAGTCCTATAAGCTAATATTCTGACGTTATCTTGACCCTTTAATGGGCTTTGTCCGGGTGCATTTGTGAATGAAACAACTCCGGTTGTCCTGTTAACCGAGTAATGTGTACCTTCTGTTTTTTCTACCCATTCACCAGAGCTGTTTAATACCCACGCTTTTGTAGTTGTTGCGTCTAAGTGGTTGAAAGATAAATGGAATACTTTTTCGGCTGCATCATCGGCTGTTACAAGGAATTGCTCATAAAATCCCGGCTGCAACATATTCAACGCTTCATACGATGTACCACCACCGGCAGGAAACTTTGATATTGTGACTAAGGGTATATATCCCTCTCCGTCGGTTAACAACGATATAGGCTTGCCGTATTCGTATGAGAATATTCTTTTTCCATCAAGGATGATCAGCTTGTCGTTTAGCTGCCATGACTGGCTTCTATGCTGGTTAGCGTCCGTGTATATCCTTTGTATATTATCGTTTTCAGAAGAATATAAATAAAACTCCTTACCTACATGGTAAATGTAGTTTTTAGCAAACGACGTATAATCGGCCTTTAAACGTACACGCCTAACTGATATATTCTTAAAATATGTCAGACAGGTAGCATCGTATGTGTCTAAATAATACTTAACTACTAGCTTTGAGAAGTATTCATTGCTTGCCCCGTCTGTTGATAAATAAAGGTCGAAATGCTCGTTTATCTGTTCCGTAAACTCAAGCGTTTTAATATCGTTATTGTTGTTTGAAACAAAGACAAGCTCTATCTTTGTAATATTCTCTGATGTAGACGTTTCAAGATCAAAACTAATCCTTGCAAAACCGGAAACGTGAGAACCGGCTGTTCCTATAATTGCATCCGATTCAGCGTACAATGATGTAGAGTCAATAGATTCGTAATAGTCTTCTATCGTCGCGTAGTTAAACGGGTCTGATCCGTAAACATCCTCTATATGAAACTCTTGACCGTTATCCTCTGGTGCTGCCGACCATGCGTAGTTACTGTCTTTTTGGAACATGACAGAAAAGTTTTTGACTACTACAGTCGCAGTTGTCCCGGCTACGGCGTTCTTAAAGTAAACACTTTCGGATGTATAACTACCCGCATCAAAGCTACCTGAGTAATGCGTCTCACTGTTTGCCGCTGCAATGGTATCTGTTTCACCATCACCGACAATTACTTTGAAATCATTTGTAGCGGTATAGTCAAACTCAAGATAAATCCTTACGGAAGTGTCTAAATCTTTATATAAAGGCTCACCCAGATAATAGACTGTATCAGTCAATACAGGGCTATCTACCGCCGTAATAGTCTGATCTTCGTCGGATGTGTTCAACGCTCTGTTGACATTGACTACCCTGTTAGCGTTATATGCTTTTAAAATATGACAACCAAAAATAGGATCAGTCGTGCTTCTTTTGATATATTTAGCTCCGGTGTCTTCCGGTGCAGCCGACCATTCCATCTTGTCAGCAGTAGACGCGCTCTTTTTAAAGCAAAGCTGCATTTCTTTAATCTTTATATAGTCGCCTTCTTCTGCCGGTGCGGTACGCCATACCCTAATATCTGATACAGTATCAGCCGTCATGTGACTGTTTAAATAACAAATAAGCTCTCCGGTTTCTTCGTCAATAACCGTTTTGCCTTCGCCGTCGCCCCAATATCCATCTGGGTTAGTGTCCGGGTAAATGTCTATTGCATAACTCCCGACATACTCTAACTTGAACCTAATCTCGATATTAGTATTTGTGGGTATCAGATCGTAAAACTTATAAAGCGATAAACCGGTACTTCTTGTTGTTGGTGTAACGTTTATTTCATCCCACTTGTCAGATGATTTTATGATCCTGTTAACGTCTGTCGTATCGGAGAATAAAAGCCTAGTCTTATAGCCTGTTCTTTTACGCACTTTGCCCGGCACTAAACGTACCATGTTCTCAGCGTTAGGGCTTTTATCATCATCAACATTCGTTTCAGTATCAGTAAAGTCAACACCCCGAAACTGATCTATGACAAATATATCTTTTTTCGGTGAAGCAGGAACTTTGAAGGAAACTGCCATCAGATCCACCCACTCTCACTTGTGAATTCTTCGTATGCGGATAAATTAGCGGAATTAGTCAACCTTTCAAAACCTATCTCAAACTCGTTTCTGTAGGCCGTTGCTATTCCATTATCGTCGTCTTTATATAATTGTGAAGCCATATATAAGGGCAATAAAACGTACACTTCCGGATCAATAGGCAATTCGTAATCATCATCTGTTTCAGCCGTTAAAGGCTCAGGATAAGCCCTGTAATAAACAGTGAAGTTGCCTACCATGTTCCGGTCTAAAACAAGCGTTTTCGTGCCTTCTTGGTAGAAATCGGTAGTTTGAAGATATTGCTGATATGCTCCCTCATAGTAAATGCCTTGAGGGTCGATCATATAGAAATCAGGTGCTAACGATACCATGTCGTACTTTATTTTGTCTGTGTATGGCACTACGTCGTTAGCGTCTGGAAATGATTCTTTATAGATTGCTACATTCCTTAAACCCATAGGGTAAGACGTTATAAACTCAAACTTAACAGGCTTTTTGTCGTCATTTACGATAAGTCCCTTAAAGACTTCATAGCCTTTGTTTTCAATGGTTAACGTGTCTATTAAAATCTCGTCAACATAAATATTGCAAATGCCGGTGCCGGATGCTTCAAAGTAGTATGACCCGCCTTCGTCGGAAGTATAAGAATAGCTGTCTGAGAACTCATGAATAGGATCAGCTACAGACTGCGATAAAAGGTTTTGAATATCCATCTGCGCGATCTTAACGCTCTTTGTGATGAACTTTCCTGCTGTCGCAAGTAAAGATAATCCTTCGTTCGCACAATGCGGCATTGCAGACAAATAACCCATTGTAGACTCGTCAACAACAACTTTATCGTCTGCCGCAAACATTTTCTGTAAAACAGCTAATTTAAGGTCATACCATGTACTCATATCATCCCTCTAAACGGGCAATAAGCTCGGCTTTAGTGCCTTTTGCATCAAGCCCCTTTTCTGCACATAATTTTTTCAACTGTGCGTATTGCATTGAAAGATAATCTTCTTTCACTTCTTCCTTTGGCTGTTCAGCAGGAAGCGGCTCGGACGAGGTTGCCCCCGTCCAAGATGCTTCGTAAATGCCTTCGCTAACAACCTTCGTTACTTTGTAGACTAAGTTACCTTCAAGGTAAGTATCGCCTACTTTAAGTCCTTTAGGTATCATGCGAATCCCCCTTTTATGACGGTATGTTCTGTCCGTTCTGTGCGCCACCCATGATGAACGCTCTCCAATCATTGAAACCAGCACTCCAACGTGCATAGCCTGACCACTCAAGATTTCTTGACTTGTTAAGAACTTCGTTTGAAACGTCAAGCGGTACTCTGTCGTAGAATACACCGGCGTTAAGCTCTCTCTGAGCTTCGGAACTCATGATGATGTAAGGTGCTGTTCCTGATGCCGCTTCCCAACGATGATCAACAATGAGCTTCCAGATGCCTTCCTGAGTGTTTATGTCGTTGTTAGGGCTGTTAACGATCTGGTGTGAATGAATGATCCTCTTGATAAGGTCTTCAAGTGCCGGTGTATTTCCGGGAATGATGATCGTATCAAAGGTGTAACCCATTACGTTACCAGACTGGTTCTTAAAGTTACGTCCGATATTAGCCAGCTTGTAAAGGTTTGTAGCGTCTGAACCGAAAGCGGTTGTGAATACGTTACACTGTGCAGCAACACCAGACTTCTTGCCCGGATGATCCGTAGCGAAAAGTGCCTTGCCGTCGCCCGTTGTCTTGTCATAAGACTTTGTGCCGTAAAGGAATGTTGCTCCCTCTGCTACAAGTGCGTCGGATGCGAACTGCGCTCTTGATCTCTTGTATGCACGAACGAAATTAGCAGCGGTCTGCTTCATGATGTCGATATTGCCGTCGTCTTTTGCTTCACGCGTACACATAAAGGTCTTGATGAACTGATGATGCTCGATCAGCTTTGAGAAGCCCATCTGGTAATCATCGGCTATACCGTTATCGCCTTCGGTTACTTCTTCAAAGTTTCCGAACTCAGTCATAGAACCCTGCTTCTCACCGAACTTCTTTGACTTCTTTACGTTGAAAAGAGACTTAACAAGCTCGTCGTCTTTGTTCTTCTCTGTATCTGTGTCCTGTATGACCATTGAAAGCTCTGTATCAATGACCTTCCACGCCTCGTCATTAAGGCCGCCATGCTTACTAAATATAACTGCCATTGTTTTAATCCCCCTCTCTTATGAAAACTTACCAACAACCTTTGAGCCTGATGCTCCACCGGGTGTAAGAAGCTCGAATACTCCGCTTGCTGTCGTAGCTGTAGCCTTTTCACCTGTCGTAGTAACCTTGTTACCGACTTTAAGGCTCTGACCGGATGCTGAAAGCATTGTGATATACTCGTCACTAGGGAATACTACGTTAACGGCAAGTTTGTCGCCTGTCTTAGCAACTGTATCTTTTCCGGTGTAAACAAACTCCGGCTTTGCGGTTGTCGTCGTAGCTGTTCCTGCTGATCCATAAACAAGGAGACATCCGTGATTATAAGTAACGCCATTAGTAGCTTCTATCTCTTTCTCGATAGGAGCTGCATCGTTCTCAGAACGATAGAATTCAAATGCCATATCTTTGTCCTCTCTTTCAGTTTAAATGTAATTTACCCGCGACTGTCCTGTATAAATCGCGTATTTGTTTCTCAGATTTTCCTTCTGATTTCCAGCTTTTCATGATTTCTTCCGGTACTTCTACGTCGTCGTTGCCGGTTGAAACATTGTTAGGCTGTGAAGGTAAATGAGATTTCCCCCTCATCTGGTTTATGGCCTGTTGCCTTGCGGCTTCGTTGGTGTGCTGCATATAATTGTTGAAGTTAACCATTTTATATGCTTCAACTAAACTAAGACCCCTCTCAACCTGTCGGGCTATCTCTGAAAAGTTAGGCATATTAGCAAGATCATCAAAGCTCTTGATATTCGGGTCTATCTTCATAACCTCTGAAATATCGTTTTGTAGAGCGTTATCTGCTGCTGCCTGTTGCTGCTGTTGGATTATCCGACTGGCCTGTAAGACCATAGGATTAGACGCTATAGCCCGGTCTATATAAGACGGGTCAATCCCTTTCTCTTGAAGCTCCTGCTCCCTTTGGATGCGCTCTTGATTATCCAAAGCATCAAAGTATTCAATCACATTCGTTATCGGTTTTCCCGTAACCGGGTGTGTTATCCCGTTGCACATAGCGGCGACTCTCTGATCTAAGGGATCAAGTACACTGGCGTATTTTCGCCTAGCGTCTTCCTCTGCCCTACGTCTGATAGCTGCGTAACGTGCGTTTTCCTCGGCTGACTGCTGAGCCGGCGCAACGACTTCCGGTTCTTCTTCTTCTTCTACGTCGCTTTCTTCCTCAAAGTAGTCAACTTCGTCACTTCCGTCTTCTGTCGGTTCGGCGGCTTCCGACACTTCTACGCCTTCTTCGTCTGCGAATAATTGCAGATCGAGTTTAAGAAGATTTTTTTCAACCATATTCAATTTTCCTTTCTGATTTTTGCGCTTTTCGATGCGGATTTTATTTACTAAAAAAGCACCTTCTAAGAAGATGCTTAATAGCTTACGGGTTGTTCGTCGCTTGTTGTTTCAACTATCTTGTCGTAGTTGCTACAAGTCTTATTCATGCAGGATAAATCCTGTTCTATAAATAGATGCGGTACATTATCTTCTATCTTAATCACGTTCCGAGTACCGGTTATCCTCATTTCAACTTGGCATATCGGGCATTTCATTAGGTAATCCCCCCATCATTTGTTGTTGCTCTGCCATCATCATTTCTATCTGGCTTAAAACGTCACCGGCGTTCGGATAATGGTTTTTCTCCATAAGCGACCAGTAAAGTCTCATTGTTTCAAGCTGTCCTAACTGGCCAAACGCTCCGGATTGCAGTTTCATATCTATCTGCTGCCACATAGCTTCTCTGTT